CAGAGTTATACTGAGGGTCCTCACCTTCCCCATTGTAAACTATAGTAGTGTCTTCTCCCACTAACTTCACAACTCTAGCGCTAACACCCGCTATAGATTTTGCTATAGTATAAGTTTGAGTTATGGTAACATCTAAGTATGTAGCCTGTAATTCAAATACTTCTCTAGTGCCTATCCAAGAGTCATTAGTTTGGCTGAGGGTGTATACTCCAGTACTGGAGTCAATGGCCATAGTTAGCCCATTACTAGAGTTATTTGATATTACACTAAAAGAGGCATTGGTAGTTACATCTTCTACACCCTTTCTAACTAGAAAAGTTCCACCAGCATCGTCTAAGTTATTTAGTAATATCCCGTCTTGGTCTGTGGCCTCAACATGAGAAGGATTTGTTAAAATACCAATAATAGACTCTAAAGCTCTTGATAGTCTAATTTTAATATTATTGGCAGAGCCTGAAGTAATATTAGAATTATTTGCTCCATTATTGTCATTATGCTCTATATACTCAACGGGAAATGCATATACATCTCCAGTCTTACTATAGGCTCCTGTAATTCTGTAGTCTATCCACCGGGTATCTGACTCATACCAAGTAATAAAGTCATCTTCCTCTAATTGATTTAACTTTATACTTTGATCAGCTGAATTTTGGTCACTTTCATGTATAAATATGGTATTAATATATCCGCCACTATCTCCGTAAGGTGCAGTAGCTATAGACCAAGTGCTCCCAAGAGACCCAGTATCATCGTCATTTAGTGCATCTGTAGATAGCTGATACTCTCCAGCATTGGCTACAGCGGCTGTGTCTACATGCTTATTGTAGCTAAGTATCTGAGTAGCTCCTGGTAGGCCAGGCAAACCGTCGGGACCTACATCCCCCTCTTTCAAGCCGTATAATCCTACAGTATCAAATGCATCTACAACGTAACCAACACCATCATCAGTTACTTCTACTTTATACTCTATACTGCTATTTACTGCAGGTAGGTCTGCTTCAGGTATAGTATATATTCCAGAAGTGTTATTAGGAAAATCTTCTTTTACAGTCTCTATACCACCGTCTATCTCTATAAATTTATAGTATGTCGGACTTCCTATAGCTCCTGAAGGAGTGGCTGTAAGAGTAATATTATTGGCCGGGCTACCATTTATTAGTGTGGAGCTAGAATCATACTCTGCAAAGTATTTATCCGCAGTTAGAGTTACAGAATTTGAGCTAATTCCTCTAATTCCTCTCAGACTAGCATATACATCTAAATCATATAAGAAAGGAGAAGTATTAACTCTAAAAAGTCTTGCTACTATAAAATCATTATTTAAATCTTCTTTGAACGACAAAGAGTATACATTATCCCCGGCGGTAAAAGCTTTATTTATATATTGTCTGGTATAAATAGAAGAAGTTGTAACATACTGCACAGTGCCATACCAAGCGTCTGCCCCGTCACCTATCTTTATAATATTCCCCGATGAGAAATTATTTGATCCCAGAAATACCTCATTTGTAAACTCTGCTCTGCCAGAGTTTTGTATAGCTATATCTTGGCTAAGAGTTGTTTCTAGAACGAAAGGTGTGGAAGATGAGACTTCTTGCAAATATTGAAAATTTAATGGAGGATTAGTACCAGAAGAAGGATCCTCGGCAACAGAATCTACTTCTATCTCTATTAGCTTAAATTCTTCCACATCTGCATCAAATATAAGGTAAGCTGATTCTCCCGCGTCTAGCTCTGGGCTTGGCATAGTTTCGTCTGGTACTGAGGTCAAATTATAAACAGTACCATTTAAAGGCGATAACACTGAGAAATTATCGTCATCCCAAGATATATCTCCCGTTACTGGATCTAATTCTATAGTAGTTGCAATATTACCCCCGGTAGTTATGCCTGATATACGAACAGGTTCATTGTAACTTTTTGGAAGCTCCTGATCTCCTAATTCTATGTATGCACTGGCCCAAGGAGACCTTCTACCCCTAGAGTTAACAGATCTAATCAGAACTTCTGTGCTTACATTATTAACATGGTTAACAAACTCAGTAGTAGTAGAAGTACCCACACTTGCAGTTCTATATGTATTATCTGGGTTAAATGGGTGCCTGACCTCGAAAAAATCTAAATAAGGGTAGTTTTCTGTAGTGTTTCCAACCTTAGGAAATCCCCAACTAACTACAGCTTTATATTGATAGGTTCCGTCATTTTGATTTTCTGAAGAAGAGTCAGTAACACGAGTTATTGATATTGTTGGATTAGTGGGAGAAGGAACTTTAAGATTATCAAAAGAGGGAAGAGGAGTAAAATTGGGTTCCTGTACTAAGTATCCTCTATCTATGGCCGCGAATTTATCCTCTAAATAGATGTGGCCGGACACACTGATACTCTTATCGTCATTTTCTAGTGTATTTAATACTCTATACTTTCTGGCACCCTTTGCAGTATTAGCATCTGTAACATTTGTTAATGTAAACATAACTTCTGAATTTGGGACAGAAGAAAACGCAGAAGATACGGTAATAGAGTTAACATTTTGTACACTACCACTAGTAAAGGGCTTAGACTCTACTGAAATATCTTTACTCCAATAAAGCTGAACAAAGTCGCCACTAGCTGCATCTAAAGCATTAGACGCTCTATATTCTGAGTCTATGTCTACTAGAGATCCCCCTACATAAGCTTCAGGAACCAAGTCACCTTTAGAATATACCGTACCATTAATAGTTGCTTTATCTTGTTGTAGATATGCAGCAGCATTAGGAAACACTAAATGAAGCTCATAATCGTCTTCTTCTAGCGGTATAGATCTGTCAAAGTATACTGTTGTGGTAGTATGTTGTGATGACTTAGCCAATCTTCCAGAAGCTGCGGCATTAGTCCTAGAAAAGTCTTGCACATAAAAAATATCTCCGGGCCTTAAGTAAGCTCCGTTTATTCCCGTGTTAAATTTAACAAGCTCAGTTTCTAAACGCTCTGTTAGTAGCATCCACTTGCCTAAGCGTGTTGCTTGTCCTTCAGATGTACATCCAACAGCTACAGTGTCTTTTTTTATGAATCTCCCGTCTTCTATTATAGCCTCGGGATCATCTATTAATACTACATCTTGTTTATAAAAATTGTTCGGATTATTCCAAGTAACTCCTACTTGATTAATTCTTTGTCTTTTAGAGGTACTCTCATAAGAAAAACTACCACCTATAATATTAGAATTGGAAAAAGTATAAATTGGACCTTTTGGAGCATCCTGAGAAGCACTAATAACTCCGTTATCCCATTTTACTATGGATCTAAATACACTAGCTAAATCATTAATTAGCTTGTAGGCTTCTACTCTTGATTTAATATAAATATTACAAGTAAACCTCGGCTCTTGTCCACCTTTTCCATCGGGAACTAGCTCATCACAGTATCTAGCTATTCTGTATAGGTCATATTTATTTATATCTTGTCCGGTAACGAAATCACCTAAACCATAGCGATTATTTACCATTATGTCGTAATAAACCCAAGCAGGATTATTAGAGTAAACTTTGCCGTAGTTTACATTACTTACGTCGGTGCTCCAACTAGAGTCGGTTATATCTCCTCTTAATTTTCCATCCCAAGTTTGTTCAGTTCCTGTATCGGCTCCAGTAGTTTTATTTCTAGTATATTTACCAGTTAGCCCCCCAGTTTCGAAGGGAGTTAAATAGTTAGTAGGAACTTGTATTTTCATTCCTTCAGTTAGGTAGCTTCTATCTGGAATAGAATCAAATTCTGTAGAACCTATATTTAAAGCAACCACAGCAGACCCAGCATAATTTAATATGTCATTACTATAGCAGTATATGGCCTGTAAATAGGATTGACTTTGGTTTTGGCTATCATTTCTAGCAGCTACATTTACTTCAGTAACTCTTTTTATGCGAATTCTAAAGTCTGTAAAAGGCTTATACTTAGTTATATCCTCTATACGAAACTCTTTAACAAACTCTGATTTTGATGCTGCTGTAACTATTCCAGATTTTCTATTACTACCTGTAGGGCCAGGAGCGTTAGCAGCTAGACCATACTTTCCGACTATTCTGTCTTCTAATCCTCCGTCCCACTCATCAGAGTTTGGTGCGGGGTCTCTTGTATCTATTTCTTCGTCAGAAAATCCGAAAATAGGGGGATGTAGATCAGGAGATGCTGTAGCTAGACTTCCGTCATGGTTATACCATACGGCGCCTCTTTTATACTGAAAATATATTTGAAATTCAACTCCGGCTGTGTACTCGGCGGCAGCTTTACTATAACTTATAAGAGAGGGGAATTGAAGAACTATTTTAACTGTGTCTATATTTTCTGGAACATTGATTCCCATATCCCCTGTGGCGGTCTTATTAATAGTATTTTGACCCTGTACCTCATATGTGCCGCCCGTTCTTGTTGTTTGTTTTATTTCTTCGTTAAAATTGGTTGCAAATGAAGTAGTTCCTGCACCAAAAACTTGCTTACTAAATGAGGGTTGATTAATCTGCCCATTAACGAAAGAAACTTGAACATTTTCAAAATTACTAGCAGGAACTCCTGCTCCCGACCTAGTTCTATAGTCCCCTATAGGCATGATTACACCATAAGAATCTGAAGCCGAACTACTGAAGGCTGACTCTATATTTAAAGTATTAGAGTCTACTACTGATGTTATTTTTCGGGTCTCTGTTATATAAACTGTTCTGGACTGGTTGAAGGGTCCGTTAGAGGGCCTATTAATTACAGCATTATTACCGACTTCTACGATTGTAAAAACCTCATCAGGATACTCTCCAGACCCTGAAATTCTAACCTGTGTTCCTATATCATTTGCACTCCAGGTATATCCAACAGTGTTTTGTAATATTCGTGTTCTCTCGTCACCTATAGTTACTGTTGCACTCTGTGTTTCTGTTGATAAAAGGTACCTGTCCCCTAAACCTAACTCTAATTCGGTTAAATCAAATCCGCTTCTAGGGCTAAAGTCTACTTGAGTTCCTGACCCATCTATAGTTCCAACAACGGAGCCATAAACTTCCACATCCTCTGTATCTACTATAGGAGTGCCACCTAAGTATACTCCCGATTCGCGACCGACTATACCATTAATGGGTCCTTCAGACAAAAGATCTATTATAGATGCAGATTGTGTTTGATTAGTGTCCGACATTATTTACCTCGTTGTTACTGTGGCTGTACATAAAACCTATTATTCTCTGGATCATCGGGGTCAGTAAGCTCCGTAGTCCACCACCGATCTCTTGTGGGAAGCAAAGGTACTTGTATCGGAATTGGAAAGGTCCCCGGCGCGATTGGGGCTCCACCAGATGGAAATCCACCAGATGGAAATCCCTCAGCAGATATATTTACATGTATAGGGGCCCCGCCTATTAACAATTTACCATAAAGTATTGGAACTGGCTGTCCTTGCTTTAAAGTAGATATGGGCCCATCAAATAAAGATTCTCTCTCGTTAGGGTCATCAGCATTAGGTGTTTTAGCTAGAAGCTGAGTAACTCCTTGAAGACCTATGGAAATACCGGCTGAAAACAAAAATTTAGAACTACCGGACAGGAAGCTCTGAGTTGCTGTTGCTTCTGCACCTGGCACTAAAGTAGGAGCAATTAAAAAGGCGACAGTAATTAAAACAGCAGCTAAAAGTATTTTCCCCCAGCCTTTTTTGGACCCGGCAGGTA